CATTTGCGTGTTTACGCCATAATTCAGTTTCAATTCCTGCACTGGTAGCCTCAATGATAAAGAAGCTATAAATCATAGAAATAGGGAAATCAGTCAATAGATGTACGTTCATTAGCATTGATTCGTAGCAATAGGCGATATAAATGCGACGTAATTTTGACTTATCAACTCCTTTTAAGTTTCTGAATCCTCTACCTTCTAATGTTTGGCGTAATTGTTCACCTGATAATTTACGCACTTCCCATCCGTAGCTGCGAGATCCATATGCTTCTTCATCTATCTCTTTACTTTCTTCCTTTGCAGGGAATGTAAGCGTAGTAATTTTGTGAACGTAAACTGTGTCGCGTTCAATAATGGGTACAAATGAGGTATAATTGTATTGGGTATTTATTGGAGAATAAATTAAGCCTACAACAAAAGCAATTCCAATACCTGTAGCTACCTGATATGGCAGCCGTTTATTTTGTGGTACGTAATCAATAATAGGTTCTTTCATGATTAAAGAATTACAGGTTCTGCGTAAAAATATCCACCATCGTACTCGATAGTTTCGCTTCCTATTTCTGCAATTACGTTGCCGTCACAATCCTTAACAACGCCTCCCCATAAAAAATCATCTTCAGGGAAATAATCTTCATTGCGCATTTTAGAATAAACCTTTTCAACAGCATGCCTCTTTGAATAGGCTGCAACTTCTTCGCATAAATCCTGATACCTTTTAGCATTGCCAAAATACATCACTGAATAAATTGTCTTTTCCATTTGTTTGTTTTTTAATGGTAAATAATGGAGAGGGCGTTTAATCCCTCTCTTTTCTTTTTTTTTAATTTTCATCCATAAATTGATGAAACAGATTTTCAAATTCATTCCATCCTGCCATTGTCATATATTCTATTTTATATTCTTTTTCGCTTTCTTTTATAACCCTAGCCTCGCAAAAAATTGAACCATCTTGATTAATCATATAAATACCAGTTAATCCATCTATTCTTGATGCCGATGGTTTGTACCATCCTGAATTTGTACTGCCTAAATTTATTCCTGTTAAACAAGCATCTAAATTTGTATGAATAGTTGTTCCAGTCCATTTAGTTCCAGCTATTTTTTTAAGTGCTTTAACTATTGCGTTGTTTTCTGTTGTTTTTGCTAAAGTTGCCATTTGGTTGTTTTTAATGGTAAATAATCGTTTCAATACGTAAATTTATATATAAATAATTATATAAAAAAATATTTGTGTATTTATTTAAAAAAAAATCCCGTACCAAAATGATACGGGACAAAATCAACCTAAATTAACCTACTTACCAAATGATGCAATACTTATTTCTTTGTCTGGTACCTTTATCCTTAACTCTTTAAATTTCTTAATGGCTTCTTCTATGTTTTCAGCCTCGGTAATTACTTTACCTGTTTTCCATTTAATTTCATATTTCATCAGTACCATTTTTTTATAAGATCACCAATAAAGTAAATGGCGAAAGCCAAAGTAACAACGCCCCCAGCAGCTACAAAAATAGTAACAGCATCTTTAATCAATTTTTGCTTTTCATTTTCAGTTATCATAATTTTTTTTTTTTGTTTTCTCGATAAATTGCCATATTAGCTAATAATTTTTCTTTATTGTTTGCGTAGTAAATCCTATTTAATTCCCTTGATTTTTCAAGTTGTTCGGGTGTCCATTCAGTACGCAATTTCTTTCGGTATTCGTTTTCTTTTGACCTCCTTTTTTCTTTCTGGAAGCGGCTTAAATTTTGCCTCCATTGTACCATATAAGCAGCTCGCTTTGCTTTCTTTTCTTCGTCGGTCATGGCTATTTATTAAAGAAGTAATTATAAAGTCTTATTAACAAAATTGAACCAGCAATTAAAGATATTAAGCTAAAAATAATAGAAAGCGTTCTATATAAAATAGTTATTTGTTTATTATTCATGGCTATTTGTTTAGATAGTTTTTTGATGCTACTGGATCTTTCCCCTGATTTGAATATTTAGCATCTTCTTTTTTATCGTAGCTTACATTTGGCATCTCTGAAATATCATGATAAACTATTTGCGCTATCTTCATTCCTGGATATATACGTAAAGGTTGAATGCAAACTAACTCCAGCGTCCAATGTCCGGCAAAGCCCGTATCTCCAAATCCGGCTGTGATGTGTACAAATAAACCTAATCTACCTAATGAAGATTTACCCTGAATAACTGGCACGTGTTTTAAAGTTTGAGTATATTCCACCGTAGATGCAAGATAAACTATTCCGGGTTGTAAAATCAAACCTTCATCGGGAATAATCATTGGTGCGGATGGGTTTTTCTTTCGCACATCTAAAACCCTTTCGGTGTATAAAATAAGCGTGTTTGAAAGCGTTAAATCATAGCTATTCGTTCCTAAGTTATTAGGATTAAATGGCTCTATAACGATGTTGCCTTCGTTAATTTCGTCATTAATTGTCTTGTCGGTTAAAATCATTTTGTTTCGTTTTTAAAAGTTTCGTTGTAATATTCTTCTGCTTGTTTTGTTATCTCTACTTTAATTTCATCAACTGAAAGTCCTTTGTAATTTTTCATTATTATAGGTTCAATTAATCCAGTTACATGAGAATTAATAATCTGCTCCTTTTCCATTTCTTTGGCTTGTTCAATTAATGTATCTGCTACATAATCAAAATTTTGGTCTAACTTTTCAATCAACCATTCAACTGCCGTCTTTTTCATTTGTCGTATTTTTTACGGTTATCAAAATCTTGTTTAGTAAAATAATATTCAGTGAGCATCGCGGCGTTTGCCTGTAAATGTGCAGCGTGGAGTAGTCCTGATTCTGCATCTATATCTTCTCCCAGCCTTATCGCTTCCAAGTGCCTCATTGCGGAAGCAATTACCTCTGTCCAAGGCATACCCTTTTCCCAGTTGCCCTCTGGATATTTTCCTAATGCCTGTGTCCATATTTTGGCATATTCACGATTAGCAAGCGCGGGAATAAGGTCGTATCGTAATTTATCGCTATTATGCCTCATTCCCCTAACTTCGTCAAAGTCAGGATTTTTTCCTGATGCCTTCATTAAGTCATCGACGTTAATTGTCATAAATAAAATGCTTTTAAAGAGTGTTCAAAACTATTAGTACGCAATTTTAATTCATGTAGCATATCCTGCGCTATTTGCATTGTTTCAGCCTGTGTATCTCGCGTAATTCTTAACTTCCAAAAGTTTATGTAAGCTAATAAACTCCCTGTCCAGATAAAAGTAGTTTCTAAATTTAATGGTAAAATAGTACGCGCCTGTTCTTTTGCTACTCCTAATTCAATTAACTTTTGATAGGCAGTCGTACAATAACTTATTACAGCATCTTGAAAAAATAACGCTGTCACATTGTTTATTTCATCTAAATTTTCGCCACTGCCTTGCTTACTTGATTTACTTTGTTTTCTCCAAGTATCAATTTTGTAGTAATTATCTTCAAAATCTACATACCTGCCAGAGATAGAATTAGCCGTCAATCCTACCTGATGCTTAAATAACTGCCTTTCTACATAAATAGGGCAGGTTATTCTGTATTGCAGTTGTGGATGGCGAAAAGGAGAGGTGTGATTGTGTTCCGCAAGATATTTTATTAGCTTTCCATTTTGCTCAACAGTGTAATTACTTGCTTCTTTGCCATACGAAACGCGGGCCGCATTTGCTACCATGTCATCGTTTCCAAATATTTCTAAAAGTTCTACTTTCATTTTATTAGAGGTTTATTAGAGGTTTAAGAGAGATTTAAGAGAGGTTTAAAAAGTAGTCAGAACGGGATTCGAACCCGCAAGTGGTACACCCAATTAATTCAGTTCCACCATCTGAATGTATTTAGGATGTGCGTCTACCATTCCGCCATCTTGCTAAAATTTACACCGTTCCATCCCTTTATCAACGCACGGTGCCAGCATTGCTCAACCTTCGGGTGGTAAGTAGTGGTACAATACAGACTTTAGAAATATTACCACCATTTATTTCACTCTAGTTTAATGTCTGCCATTTGTAGGGCAACAAGGGCATGATTCGAACATGCGTCGCACCCAGCGTTACCCAGGCCGTTCTAAACCACTGAACTACCTTGTTATTTCTTTAAGTTGTCATGTGTCCTACTAAAATCCTTTCCTGCCTAAAGCTACTTAATAATGTCCGATAATTATCAGAGGTTACAATTAGTAACTTTTGAACGGCTCTACATTGCTCAAAGATAGCCGTAGCATTTGGATATTTTCCCTTTATGTAATAATCAGTCAAAGTAGATGAATGCTTTATTTTCTTGTACTCCTCGTCTGGCATATTTTTTATACAAGTCATCATTAAGTAGGCGTAAATACTTTCATTCATTCCACTAATCATAGTATAGCGAGAATAGTAAGCAGATAATTGCCTTAAATACTCGTCGCATTCATCCAAATGTTCGGCACTCGGAGCCGTGGTGATCCATTGATTTATTTCCTCGCAAAATGATTTAATCTCCAACATCTTTGCATTGTACTCTTTCATTTGGTTGTTTTTAGAATGGGAATCTTTCACTACTGATAAGTTCATCGGTATATTTTACGCCTTCTTCGTAGCCTTTTTCAAAAGATTCTTTTAAAGATTGTTCGTGTTGCTTTTCTAATTTAATTAAATCATTTTCCATATTTTCAATTTTTTTTACAAGAAGATAAATTGTGTCGTTTACATTATCTAACAAATTATCTACCTGTCTTTCTAAATGTCTATCATTCATGATTATTTATTTTAAAAGTCAAAAAATCCTTCACTATCTGCCCAAAACTCGGGACCCATATCCAAACCTTCCATATTTACCCTGTGTGCAGCAGCTATTAATCTATTCCATTGCCATCTAGCTTTTTCCCTAGCATCACGGGAAATTCTGAATGGAGTAACATATCCTTCATTATCTACTGCTATGATAAAATAATCTACTGGCTCATTAATTTCATCAAATTTATGGCAATAAATAGCGGCTTGTAAATCGTATTGATTATGTCGTATTTGTGCCCTTACAAGTTGTTCACCGGAACGTGCGCCCATACGCTTCAAGTCCCATATAACGCGCTTACCATTTCTATCTATTCCTTCAGCGTCTTTAATTCCTTTGTGCTTAAATCCTTTGTAAAAAAATTCTGTTGTTACCTGAAATTTAAAATTATTCATATTCATTAAACCATTAAATGCAACAGTACTATTATCCATAACCGCACCAGATATGTTTAAAGCATCGTCGTATTGTTCCTGATTTATAACAATTCTTTTACCTATTTTTAATTGAACTTCTTCCCATTTAGCTAACTGTTTTAATGTGTCGGCTGATGGGACTTTAGCGTTTATTTGTGCGCTAGTTGGCTTCTTTATGTGGTCTGGCATGATAAAAAATCTATCATGAAAACTTTCAGGTTCAAATAAAATACAATCTAAAAGCGTACCTTCATCCATCGCTTTAGTAGATGTACGTGTTTGTTCAATATACCTTTTTAAGCATAATGGAGAATGGGAAAGGGCTTTTAATCTCGAAAAACTAAGATGGGTTATTTCATTCATTTGGCTTTGTATTTAAAGCGTTAGCCATTTCGGTAAATAAAGCAGCGTGTACTTTGTGCCCAGGATTTGAGGCGTATAGATTAATTAATTCATCTCTATTTTTACAAGAAAGTATTTTAATCCTTAACTCCTCTACATTAATTTCAACCGAAGGATTAATTTCTGCAGCCTGAATGGTAGCATCTTCAAAAGCGGCTTTTTCTTCTTCAATGTGTAGTCCGGATAGTTCGTCACTAAACGCAACCTTTAAAGCTTTCGCCCTGGCACATTTGGCAATCATGTTAAATGGCATTGTGGCGGCTTTTGAATAGCTATCTTTTCCCAAAGATACGGCTGGGTAATATTCTGCAAACAAAACCGTAGCAGTAAATGGGCAGCGGATCCCACCAACAATCGCCCAAACAGTGACTGTACATGAAATAGGCATTTCTTTAGCTGCTTTTAATTCGCTTGCTGTTTTGTAGCTTCCGTTAGATTCCCTATTATATTGTTCTTCATCTATTCCGGCAAATCTTCCAGTGCGCGCGGCTTTTTGTTGTAAACCGTCTATACCTACAATGGTATGATACTTCATGCCGTCGCGGCTGTTATATGCCACTAAATAGATTTCTTTTTTAAAAGGACTTAATCCATGCTGCCTGCAACTTTCGGCAAATACTTCTACCTGTGGCGCAGGTGTTCCAGCAGGAATAACGCCTGCCTGTGCTAATGTTTCGATTTGTGCGGGTGTTATCCCTATTTTCGCTACTTCCATAATTAAAATTGGTCTAATTGGTCTTTCATTTTTTTAAAAGTTAATCTTTCGCTGATTAACTCAAAATCTATGGCATCCACCATAATTGAATTAAATAGGCTACGATATTGAGGCAGAATATTTTCAAAGTTAAAAATGTCATCTATTGCCCTTTCTACGCCTTCTACCGAAGTATCTTTTATGTGATAAACATCATTTAGGTAATTTAGCACCATTAGGTTAGTATCGTTCATTATAATGATTTTAAGTGTTCAATAAACTTATCATTATCTTTAATAGCTTGTTCCAAAATATCTTTATAATACCTGTGATTAAAGTTACTATAATCGACATCATGCACAACTGGTATTTGATTTATGATATTTAGCATATAATTTAACCTATGCGAGCCTTCTTTACTACACGTATTTGTAACCATCGCGTAAATAGAAATCTGGTAAAATGCTTCTGAAATGGCTTTTTGTCTTTCTTCTTGTGTCATGCTTTTGGTTTTTAAAATAAAAAATAGGGCAGTTGGGGGACTGCCCTGTGAAAATTAAATATTTACTTCATTTATGATAAGTTGTAAATCATAATGATTTATTTCATTTATATTGTCAGTTTTTACAATATAAATAAGTTCATTAGCAGAGTAAATGTGTTGTTTTACTGCTGAACGAATTTCATAAACCTTTGCCTTTTTTTCAGATTTAAAAATAATGGTTTTCATAAACTTTGTTTTAGTGGTAATTAATCGTTGTGTCCTGTTGACCTTTCAAAGATAATACTAAATATAATACAAAGTACATTTTTATGTAAAAAAAATAAAAAAAAGTGAGGCACAAAATATGCCTCACCCAAAAACCAAATGTATATGACAAAAAACAAACGATTAATCTCTTAATAACACTTTGCGCCAAACGGCTAATTTATACGCCAGTGCGCGGGCTCTGGGTATATTACCCTCCTCAATTTTCCGTAGATGATTCTTTCTATCTATCATGCTATCTGATTCTGGCTTTTCATTGCGTGCCATTTCCTGTGCTTCGGCCCACAATGCCTCTTTTTCGCCATAAAACCAATCATTTATATAACCTCTTTTCACGCATTCATCGTACCAAAAAATAGGTATTTCTTCTAAAGTTTTATTAAAATTCTTTAGTTTATTATCAAAATCCTTATCGTATTCCTCCGCAACTTTACCCAGGCGTTTAATCCGATCCTCTTCATCTTTCTTCGCTTGCAAATCGCTATCCATCGCAAAATATATCTTTTGCCTCCATGTGGTGTAAGCTGTTAAAATTCTGCCAATCGCATGAAGATCTATTTTACCATACAATTTATGCTCATTCAAATTTAGTTCATCCTTCGCAAACTTTTCAAAAGCAAGTTTTATTTCATCAACAGAAAGCAATTTATAAGATGCTATAAAATCTGTGAGCTTTAATATTTGCTCTGGTTTCGCCTCAATCCCATACACTGGGAGAAGTTGCGTTAAAACTTGTGTAATTTTGGGAATAGCTTCTTTTATCCCTGTTTTGAAAATTCTTAGTTCGCGGTTCTGAATAACAAGCTGCACGTCTTGTATTTTCTCATCTACGCGGCTTGCAATCATTGGTAGGTTGTTCATAATCGTTTGTTTTTTAATCTTCAAATTTTGCCATTCTTTCGGCTAAAAGTTCTGCTAATTTATCATTGAAAGCTTTATCCTTTGCAGCTGGGCTACTTGTCTGATAAGCGGTAAATATCTTTGAGGCTTGGGAATAAAGATTTGCTATCGTGAAATTAGCCTTTAACCATTTGTCATTTAATGACCATGCGGCTTGCATAAATATTTTTAATGCTTCATGGCTATTTCCATTCCTATCTATTTTGTCGATGAAACGCATTAAATAAACCATATTTCCTGCATCTTTTGGCATCATTATGTAATGTCCATTTTGGTCGGTGGGATAATTTGCTCCAGAAAGTTGCTCAAACGTTTGGCAGAAAATGGTAAAGGCTTCGTAGTTTGGGTTTGGCTTTCTTTCTTTTGGCGCAATTTTTCTTTCTTTTTCAACTTGGGAAACTACAGAAAATGGGTTAACTTTCTCTTTTCCATTTTTTTTAATTTCAATAGATTCAAAAATTGGAAATTCTTCCAAATCCTCAAAATATATATCTTTTTCATTTTGGCAAAATTCGATAGAATTTTTAGAAGATATAATTGTATTATTATCTGTATTATTCATTGTATTATTATGTTCACGTTTTCGTGTAGGCAGCTTTCCCGTTTTCGTGGATTCTGCTTTCACGTTTTCGTTAAAGCTGCTTTCACTTTTACTAATCCTTAATCCTCTATTTCTACCATCAAAAAACACTTGAATTAAAAATTTACGCTTCTTTAAGTCACTAATAATGTTAGCTACCCTACCTTCAGATAATTGCACAAACTTTGCAAGATATTCATTAGAGGCAAAACATCCTCTGTCGGAGTTATCCAGTGAATCAATTTCAACTAATAAGACTTTTTCTATAATAGACAAATCAGTATTTAGCCAAATTTCTTTAGGAATCCATACGCCTTTAAAATCTCTATTTTCTTTCATAAACTAATGTTCTTTAAATATAAAGATAAATCCTGTACTAATTTTTCTATTTGATTAGTTTCAAGATTATTAATTGCCTTTACTACAAAGTCCTCCGCTTTACACTTTACAGTTACCGTTTTGTCTTTCAATCCAGCTATCTCCATGCCTTGCTTTGCGCTTATTTCGCGGTTAATTACCTTAGTGGCAATGTCGGGGGCATCTCGTTTAAGGCGTTGTATTTGGTATTGTCTTCCTCTATCAATATTTAATGGTAGATTACTACCATTATTATTATTCCAATCTCTTCCAACATTTTTTAAAGGATTACTTTGCTCTTCGTATTGTTTCCATATATTAGGATTACGCTTACAGCAGGCTTTTATAACATCAATGTCCCAGCCTAATCCCCATGGCACTTCGTACCTTGCAAATTCTACATAAGTTATAAAGGTTTTAGGAGATAAGCCATAAGGGTGCCTTTTATTCCAAAAGTCTTTAAATGAATATAGAGAATCAAAATAGGTCATTGTTAATCCGAAACTGTTTAATCCGTTTATGTCAACAAGTTTATCATAAACTTCCTCTGGATTAATTTCTTGCATAGTTACTGATGTCATTATTGATAAGGTTTAATTTTTTTGTTAATAATCTTAAATCATTGCAAGTTTTGTGGTCTTTAATGTTTGCAGCTTCATTGTAATTATAATGAGCAATACCATAATCATCATAAACACCTAATTTAATAGCATATCCAACTCTTTTGTGAATTTCCTTTTTTATAATTTCAATTTTCTGATATTTAGGTTTTTCGTCAATTAAAGTTATTTCATTTTTTATTTCAATATTTTTTGGAATGTTTCTTGCAATCATATTTTCCAATACACTTGCATAAGGATAATTCCATTCTCTAATCTTTGAAATCATTTCTTTTTCTTGTTCATTTGCATGATACCCATTATTAATAATTCCAAAATTACCTCCATTAATTTCATCAAATAAAGTTGGTGGTTTTGGGTCGGTATTTCCTCCTCCAATTGGTGTAAAACAACCTCCTTCAGTTCTTTCTTTTTCTTCTATTACAAAATGCTTATACCCAGCTTCGAGAGTTTCTGCAACTTCGGTAAATAAAGAAAAATTAGGATAATAAAAATAGCAATGGTCTATTGCATTTTGATAAACCTTACAATTTCTTACACCTCTACCCATTACCTGTTCAAAGTATGTTCTGGTAGTAATGTTATTAAGGTATAGAATAACGCGTATTTGAGGAATATTTACACCTTCGCTAACCATTTGAACAGTTACAACCCAATGCTTATTATTATTCCTAAATTCATTTATAGTTTCAGTAGTTGAATCAGCGTCACTTGTAATAATAGAACAACTAATATTTTGTTTTTTTAATTTATCATAAATACATTTAGCATCTTCAATAGTATTTGCAATAATTAAACCTTTTGCCTCTGGGTAATAAGTATTTCTTATTCCATTTAATTCTTTGTTTGCTTGATTAAATGCAACATCAATAAAATTACTATTACCATTTGAAGCGTTTAATATTTGGTTCAAGTATTTTTTATCCTCTTCACCAATTAAAATTTTAGTTTCGCCATTAATTATTACATCAATGGGTCTAAATGATGTAGGGCAACATATACGATCCTTAACACTTTGAGCGTATGTATAGGAATAATCAGTAGCAATTTCCCATCCATCAATATCGTTAGATTTTGTTTCTAAATATTTTACAAAAGGTATTTTACTATTATCGCTTCTAAAAGGAGTTCCTGTTAAACATAAGATTACTCCAGCATTTTCACAAATGTTTTTTAATTCATCTCCCCAGCTTCCAGAATCAGAGGCATGATGATGTTCATCTAAAACAACAATAGTTTTATTTGTAATTTGTTCTTTTAATGAATTAGTATTGTTTTTTAAAACTTGATAACAAAGTGAAACACCATTGTAACTATGTTTCCAAGAATAATATGGTATTAATTTTATATCAAGTTCTATATTAAATTTTTTTGACTCATTTGCCCAATCTGTTTTAATTGCATCTTTTGGACTAAAAATAACTACATCAAATCCATTATCAACATAATGTTTTAATATAGAACAAGTCCATAATGTTTTACCAGAACCAACACCAGCGTGTAGTAAAAAAACATTATTAAATTTAATTTCCTCATAGAATTTTTTAGTGGCTTCTATTTGCCATCCTCTTGGTGTAAATTCAAACATTTTATTAGATTTTTTTAAGTTACAAGTTGGACATAATGCCTGGGCATTACTTAATGCAGTTATCCCTCCTTTGCTAAATGGTATAACATGGTCAGCATGCCAAAACCTTGGAAGGTCGCATTGGCATAACTGACATTTACCTTTAGCAAGTCTGTATAAAAATGATTTTTCGGAATTAGAATAACTCCTTTTCATAGGTAGAAAAAAAATGCCAACAGGTAGCAGTCTGTTGGCAAAGGGTTAGAACAATGGTTTGTTCCAATTTCCTTTTGAATACCTGCTACACCATTCAAAAGAACATCACAAAGATAAACAATTTATTTACATTTCCTCATCCTCATTAAAAATCCTCATTAAAGGCAAATCGTCAACAAAGGCAAAGGCTAATAATTCGCCTTCTATTGGTGAAAAGTGGTATTGCTTTGTATCAAAACAAAATTTAAATTGCCAAATGGTATCTTTTGTTTTTTGGTAAAATCCTTTGTCAAATTCCAAACAATAAAAACCCTCTGTATTTTCATGTTTTACCAAAATCATTAAATCTATTTGGTCAAAAGCATTTATAATATTTTTAGAATCAATAAACTCAATAGCTTGTAAAACCGTAGTAGTTTTAGCATCGAACCAAGTTATAGAATGATGAAAAATATTATGTTTAGCTACTACTTTTGAATCTAAAGCCGTATCACCTTCTAAGGTTTCTTCTATACCATTCCAAAAGTCATTTATTTCTATTTTCATATTGTTTTGTTTTAAAAGGTGGATTTTGAATTAAATAATTTGTTTCTATATACTTTACAACTGGTTTTGGTGTTGTGTAGGTAAATAGTTTGTCTAGGGCTGTTTTTAAAAAATTATTCATTTTAAATTATTTAGATAATCCACTAAATCGTTATATTCTTCAATCCACTCAATGTTTATTTTTAATCGAGCATGATAATATCGGGCAATCGCACTACAAACATCATTGTATCGTTCTATTTTAACATTTTTGTCATGAATCCTTTTAGGTATTAATCCTAATGGTGGTTTAGTAATTTCTTCCATTTTAGGATATGGGTTTATTCCTGGTTGCAAACTTATCATCAGTTTCTTTCGTTTAAAGTTTTAATATTCTCATTTCCCTTCTCCTCAATAAATCCACTGCCCTGACTACTACCCACTATCTTTAGATATTGGTTCTCTACGCTGGCAGAATTAATAATAGTTTGCGCAACGTTGGCAATTACCTTCGCTTTCTCTAAATCGTAGTTTGATTCTGGGTCGCTAAGTTCTTCCAGTACTACAAATAGGTGATTTCGTAAATCGCTGATTTTGTTTTTCATTTTGTTTTTTGCTTGATTTGGTTTACTAATATTTGAACTTCTTTTAATTTCTGGGGGATTTTGTTGTGCTTTCGGTTAAATTGGGCTAAATCCTGTCTAGTGACTAAACACAAATTACTAATGTCATCATTCAGCCGATCGCCATCCAATTTAAACACGCACATATTTTTAGGGATTTCCCCGTGAACTTGTTGCCAATTATAACGGGCTAAAGACATCCATTTATGATTTGCGTATTTAATTTCATTGTATCCGTCAATATTCCTGATGCTTCCAATAGGTAAATTATTGTGAGGTAAATTACCTTTTTTGTAAACACCCGTTAATTTTGCTATGTGTTCTTCGGATAGCTTTTGTCCTTTGTTCCATGGTATATGCCCTTTATGAAAAGCAGTCTTTCTTGCAATACTACTTGTTTTTTCATTTTGCCATTGCGCTAAAGCTATCTTTCTGGCGTGTTCGCCTAAATATTTTTTATCTTTCCTCAATCCCATCGTGTGGGCTTTCTTACTAATGGAAATAGAAGAGTGGGGCATCCAAGTAGCGATAACTTTAGCCGGTGTAGTTGCGTATAATTTTGTAATTATTAACAACTCTTCTTCGGTGTAAGGTAGCTTTCTATTTTTCATTACCATTTCGTTGACGTCACCAATATGTTATTAATTTTCGGTTAAAATCTTTAGGAGAATTTCACCATCTTCAAGTTTTAACCATTCTGTAGGAAATTCACAATAGGGATTATCAAAGCTACCATCATACATAGTTACCGTTACTGTTTTGCGACTAATGTAAGATTTGGTTAAATCTGTGTTTAAATCACCATATTTTTGAGGATTGCATTGCTTAAGCAAATCTAAAATCCTAAATATTCGCTTTACGAAAACTTTAGTATCTGCAAAATAAACGGCTCTTTTAAATCTATCTCCCATTTACTTTTTATTGCTTCTGAAGGTTATATAATCTTCGCGTTTAATTTTATTCTCAATTATTTTTTTTACAATTTCGTCATTAGTAGCATCCAGCCACTCAATGTCGATGTAGCAATAATCTTCAATAGTTATCAATTCAGAGTTAATAACAGTAATGGTATTTTTTTCGTCAAAAACAAAAAGTAAATCTTCTTCAAGAATATCCGGATATAAATCAGGATCGTGTTTATGGAATAATCTACAGATTTCAACACACCTTTCTTTTAATAAGGCATGATTTGTAAAAAATTGTTTGTACTTGCTCATAATTTTGGTTTTTAAAAAGTAGCAAGGCATTTAACACCTTGCTACGAAGAACACTATTAACTACTCTCGCTCACTAAAAAAGCCTCTTTATAAATCAATCGATTTCTTTTCTTTTGTTGCGTGGTATCTCATTCGCTGATATTCCTTTTTTTTCTCTTTATTTGCCTCGTAATTTGATTTTCTTTTTGCAAATAATTCAGCTTTCTTTTCAGGCGTTAAATCGTTGTATTTTTTTCGACAATATTCTAAATACTTTAGTTTTTGGTATTCAGGCATATTTTTTCGATACTCCTCTTTCTTTGCGTTGTATGCTATTCTTTGTTCTGGTGTCATGGTTAAAATGGTAGTTCTTCGTCAAAGTTTAATTTAGTTTTCAATTCCTGTACCGCTGGATTATTAAGTAGCTGTACATTTCCTGTAGATGTTATTGAGCTACTTTCTGTAGATGCGTTAGATTTGCCACCAAATTCTAAGGTAGCAACCCTACAGTTAAGTATTGCGGCAGGTTCTCCGTTCTTTTGCATATAAGAATTAACCGTTCCGGATCCTTCTACCACAACATAAGTACCTTTGGTAATATGTGGCTGCAATTTGGGCCCTCGTTCTCCCCAGATATTACAGGATGTCCATATCGTTTTTTCTAAAGGATTTGGGCCATATATCTTTTCCGTGTGCGCAACACTAAAGGTGCATACAGTCGTATCGCCTACAGTTTTTAGTTCGGCATCATTGCCCACTCTTCCGCTTACTATTAGCTTAATCATTTGATTGGTTTTTGTGAAATAATATTGATAGGCAAAACTACATAAAATAATTAAACAAAATACTTTTTAATAAAATAAAATGTATATTTGTGCAAAATAATATACACATGACAATAAGAAAGAAAAATGTAATGATGACAGACGATGTCCATTGTGCGCTTATGGAAGTAAGGATGAAAATCTATAAGAACACTGGAACATTGTTAACAATGGAGAAGGTGATAGCACACCTTATTAATTTGCATATTGCTAATCATAAGGAAAGTTAATGTATATTTATTTATTGGATAATTTAATTACTCCTTAAAGAATAGGTATATATGCCATATATAAGCAAGGGAATAGGTAGTACAATACATAAGGCTAAGATGCACCGTACACCATCAGGTGAACAAGGCAGCTACAACAATGCATGGCATAAGATGAGTAAGGCATATCGTCGTGCTAATCCACTGTGTGAATGCTGCATAGTCTTAGGCATAATGACAGACATAACTCCAGGTGATTACAAAGGATGTGTGGATCACATGATACCTATCACGCGTGGTGGTTCAATGTATAATCTAAACAATCTATTAGCATTGTGTAAGTCTTGTCATGATACGAAGTCTATCAATGAAAAGACATCTATAGCACCTGTTACCTTGCACATGGATAGCGATGGGAAGTATGTACCTGCGAATAAGTCGCAAGTAGTGGCATGGTTAGCGGACAAGGTGCGAAAGAGGGTCGAGGTCGAGGGCGAATTAAAACAATAAAGCTATGTGCGTAAATAGTATTAAGGTTAAGTATTGTGAAAAACATAATTGCAGTTATGTACAACGTGGCAGTAGCGATAGAATGCATTGTCGTGAATGTACTAATGAACGCAATAGAAATACAGTACGAAGTCAAAAGGCTAAGGAAAACAAACGCGAGATAGATAGGAATTATCAAGCGAAGAAAAGGTTAGAGAATCCCGATGTTTTAAAACAAGCGCAGGAAAAATATCGTAAATCTCAAAAAGGTAAAGAGTTAATTATTTATTACAAATACAAATCTAAGGAAGGTAAATATTCTAATTTATATTGCATAGAGTGTAATGGTGTTAGATTATATGGTAATAAGTTATGCGACAAATGTAAGGTTAGTAAGAGATATGTATCTCTTTATGATTATGTATCGACATGTAAACATTGTAGTAAAGAGTTTGGAATAGATATAAAATTAAATAATTTAGGTGATGTTGCTCAGTTAAATAAATATTGTTCGGTTGAATGTAATGAACAATTAAATAAGATTGTAAGAAAAAGAAATCAAAAAATAAGTAGGCGTAAACATAAAAGAATTAAAGAGGACAAACAATTTGCTAAGAAGTATGGTAATGAATATGAGCCAGTGAATAGGACTATTGTATATAGGAAACATAATTATATATGCACATCTTGTGGTATTAAATGTATTCACCCTAAGGCTGATAATTATAATCAACCAAACGCAGCAACATTAGATCATATTATACCTAAATCAAAAGGCGGTGGGCATACTTATGATAATGTTACATTGCTTTGTAGGTCTTGTAATACTATTAAGAGCGATAGTTTACCGACACAATTGAAAAGAAACAAAAGTCAATTAGAATTACAATTCATTGACTACAATTCTAAAGGTTTACAACTACAATTACAAATGGAACTATGAAAAGGTCACAGAACAGGAGGACAGACCTCCAAAGACACGCGGGAGGGGTTCAAGGACCTCCTTTCCCCCCGCATCGTACTGTGCAGAACAGAGCACATCAACGCAACCTCTAAAGGGGGGTTTAATTCAAAATCATAAAACAGTCGTAAAATGGCACAAAAGAGCATAAAAACAAAACTACTTCAGGGAACCTTGGAGAAATCCAGAGTTAAAACATTTACTCCGGGTGAAATCGGAGAGCCAATGTTTAAATTAGATGAAGGCGAAAAAAGAATTTATAACCGCATTCGTGAACACCTACACATCCATAAAGCAGGAAAGCAAGTCGATGAAATTTACCTTTCAGTTGCAGCGCGTGCTATTGGTCATTTATTGCATAATGCCGATATTTTAAGCAAAGACGGTGCAGTTATGGTGCATCCTAACGGTGCAAGGCAGGTAAGTGCCGAATGGACAGCATTTAAGCAGGGATTTGAATTATTTCTTGAATTATCTAAGACTTTAGGGTTAGATCCTAAATCCAGACTAACTTTAGAATATTTTCAAGATGGTAACGGTGATGAAGAAGATGAAATTGCCAAACTTCTTAAAATGAACTAAACTATGGAAGAAATTAAAGAAATTGCCATTTCTATATTAGCATCTGCCTTCGCACTGGCATTTATTTCAGTTCCAGTTTATTTTATGTGGAATTGGCTAATACCAAATATATTTAGTTTGCCTTATATTGATTATGTCGAGGCATGGGGACTAATGGCATTTGCAGTTTTGCTAAATAGTATTTTTGGCTTAACAGTAAAAAGTAAAAAAGATAAATGAAATTTATTGAGGATGTTGTTTCGGGGAAATTATTAATAGGCAGTTACGCAAGGCTAGCAGTTGAACGGCATCTGAATGATTTAAAAAATAAGAAATGGGAATATGTTTATTCCGAAGCTCAAGCAAATAGGGCCTTTAACTTTATTTCTGCTCTACGACACACTAAAGGCGAATTTGCTGGACAACGTTTTAATATCCAACCATTTCAAGAGTTTTTTATTAAAGTCCTGTTTGGATGGCAAAGAAAAGAAGGAGGTAGGCGATTTCGAAAAGCATATCTTGAAATAGCACGAAAAAACGGTAAAACAGAGTTAGCGGCTGCTATTGCTGTGTATTGTTTTCTATGTGACAATGAAACAGGTGCGGAAGTTTATACGGCTGCAACTACCAGAGATCAGGCTCGCATTGCATTTGATACGGCAAAGGTGATGCTTAAATCATTAAAGGCAGATTCAAGGACATTTAACAAGTTAGTCAATGTATTAAAGTATAATTGCAACGTACCATCTACTAATTCTAAATTTGAGGCTGTTGCATCCGAGGCAGATACATTGGATGGCTTGAATCCACATTATGCAGGTATCGACGAATACCATTCGCATAAAACAAGTGACGTGGAACAAGTAATGGAGACGGGTATGGGTTCAAGATTTCAACCTTTACTGCTTATTACCACTACGGCAGGATTTAACCGTGAATCACCATGCTATCAATTCCGAAAAGTAATGGTAGATATTCTGGAGAAAAGGAAAGTAGATAATAGTGTTTTTCCTTTGCTATTTTGCTTAGATGAAGGAGATGATTGGCAGGATAAAAAGAATTGGACAAAATCCAATCCTAATCTTGGAGTAACTCCATACATTAGCTACATGGATGACCAATTTCAAAAGGCATTAAACGAAGGGGCCGCAAAGCAGATACAATTTATGACAAAGAATCTAAACGTATGGACAACTACATCCAGTGTTTGGATTTCCAATAATTACATTGAGCAAACAAGGTTAAAATTAGATGATGATTTACTTTATAATAAAAAATGCTTTGCTGGATTAGACCTTGCCTCTACTCGTGATATTGCGGCTTTAGTGTTATGCTTCCCCGTACAGGCAGGTTTAGATAAACCACATATTAAATCCTATTTCTTTTGTCCGGAGGATAACGTTAGGGAAAGATCGCTTTCGGATGGCGTTCCTTATGTCCAGTGGGCACAGGATGGAGATATTATCATGACCGATGGTAACGTAACCGACTACGACTTTATAAAAGCTAAAGTTATTGAGTTAACGGCAAAGTATAAAATAGAGTGTATAGCTTTTGATAGGTGGAACGCTTCGCAGTTAGTTATTCAGCTTACAAATGATGGTGCAAATATGAAACCATTTGGACAGGGTTTTATTTCGATGTCTGCACCAACAAAAGAGATAGAAAAGATGTTTTTATCTAATGAAATAACGCATGATGGAAATCCAGTAATGGAGTGGATGATGACAAATGTAATGCTTAGATTTGACCCCGCAGGAAATATAAAGATAGACAAAGCGAAGTCAACTGAAAAGGTAGATGGGCCTGTAGCTATGGTTATGGCATACGCACAAATCATGGTAGAGGATAGACCAACCATCTATACATCTGCGGAACGCGAAAAAGGTCTATTGATGTTATAGAAATGTACCTAATTGAAAAGTTAAAAATGTCAATTATGGAGATATTAATGAGAAAACAAGATTATGCCCAACAAGTCAGGACTATTAATTCTAATGATGGTTATTTTACAAGATTTTACCAACTTGTAGGCGAATGCTCTAAACATGAAGAAGCATGGCAAAAGTTAGAGGAGGAAAGAGGAGAGTTAGGACTTGATGAAAAATATACTACTTATAATAGCTTTAGAAGGGCTAAAAAGGCATATATGGATATTAGGTTCGTTTAACGTGTTACTGTAAGTTGTTTTTTTCATACTGATTTTGTTTATTTTTACCGCATGGCAATATTCGATACCATGCGGTCTTTTTTTTCTAATAAACGAGGTTCGTTAGAAAATCCATCTACACCTATAAACGGAGACACTTTAGGTGCATTATTTCAGCGTGGTAGTGCTGCTGGTGTTGCGGTCGATGAATACGCAATTATAGGTCTTCCTGCTTTTTATCGTGCTACTCAAATACTTGGAGGCGTTATCGCCTCTATTCCTTTTGACATTATTGAGAAACAAGATAATGGAGGGATAAGAATAGCAAAGGATCACCCAAACTACAAAGTAGTATCGCGAGAGCCTTCGGAGCTATACACTTCGCATACGTTTTACAAAACAATGGTGCTACATTATTTGGCTCATGGTGCATTTTATGCGGCTATTAATAGAAATAGCATAACTACAAGAATAAACAGCCTTACTATTCTTAATCCTACCAAAATGGAGATAGGATACAATAGTAGGAATGAACTTGTATTTAAAAATAAAGAAAATAATAAAACATACAGAGGGGAGAATATTATCTACATTCCCAATTTTGCATGGGATGGCGTTAAGGCGTTGTTAGTGCCAGACGTTCACCGTGACAATTTTGGGTTAGCTTTAGCAAACAGAAACTACGGAGCTAACTTTTACAAAAACGGTGCGCACCTTAACGGTGTTTTAAAACATCCTGGGAGATTAACCAATGAGGCTTACGATAGACTAAAAAGTAGTTTTAACCGTGCTTTTGGTGGAAGTCAAAATGCTGGAGGTACTGCTATTTTAGAAGAAGGAATGGATTTCCAAAAGGTAGGTTTAAATCCTACCGATGCTGCATTTAACGAAACTAAAAAAGCTACTATTTCAGATATAGCAAGAATAACGGGTGTTCCCGGTGTTCTTTTGGAAGATATGGATAAAGCAACGTTTGGCAACATGGAACAGTTGAGCCAAATGTTTGTGAATTATACAATCATGCCTCTTTGTGAAACGATAGAGGCAGAATTTAATAAGAAGATATTTTTTGAAGTAGAAAAGGAAAAGTTTACAACAAGATTTAATCTTGATGGATTGTTACGTGGCGATATAGCTGCGAGATCTTCTTATTATACTACAATGCGTAATGTACTAGCAATGTCACCAAACGAAATCCGCATAAAAGAAAATATGAATCCTTATGATGGTGGTGATAGCTATGAATTACCATTAGCATCTAATATAAAGATAGAGCCATCTAAAGAAGGAATGGCACATGAGAAAGAAGAAGAAGGGATTGATATGAACGACGATAGTAACGATACTAACGATTAAGATATATGGAAAAAAGAAGCATAAATTTTGAACTAAGAGCTAAACCTGAAAGCCGCACCATCTTTGGTACTGCTACAGTGTTTAATTCCTCTTATGACATGGGTTGGTACGATGAAGAAATGTCGTCCGAAGCTTTAAAAGATTCTGATTTGAAAGATGTCGTAGCTTTATTTAACCATGATATGAATATGGTTTTAGCAAGAACATCATCCGGAACATTAAAGCTAAATATTACAGGCGATGCGATGGAATATGAATTTGAGGCACCAAACACTACTTTAGGTAATGATTTACTTGAAATGGTAAAACGTGGTGACGTTTATCAAAGTAGCTTTGCATTTACCGTAGAGGCTGAAGATTGGCAGGAAAGAATGGGAAGTAAACCTAAAAGAGTTATCCGCTCAATTAAAAAAGTGTATGATGTATCTCCGGTAACTTATCCAGCTAATCCAGATACAATGGTAGCTAAAAGAAGTTATGATGCTACAAAGGAAATAGACAAAGATTTACTAAAAGTAATTGATATATCTCTGAAATCAGAGATTAATATTAAAAACGAATTACGCAGGAATGCCCTGCACTTACTTAATTTAAAAACAAAATAATGAACTCTAAATTGCTAAGAGAAAAGCGGGCTTCCGACTATGCCATAATGGAGGACTTGCAAAAGAGAGCATCTGCCGAGGGTCGTTTAATGAATGCCGAGGAATTGGCACAATGGGACGCTGCCGATGCAAACTTTAAAAATTATACGGAACAAATTTCACGCCTCGAAAGATGGAATGAAATTGATGCCGAAGAAAGAAGTAATTCTGCAGCAGAGCAAACTATTGCAGCTTTGCCAACTGATAAAAGAGAGATTGTAAAGTCTCCAGAATATCAGGCAGCGTTTATTAAAGCTATTGCCAAAAGAGAACTATCTAGCAAAGATAGAGCCTTGTTAACGGAAATGAGAGGAACTGCAACCATTACTACATCTGAAAGCGGTTTGGCAGGCGGTTTTGTGATTCCTTACCAATTCTCGAATGAGCTCGAAAAAACTATGGCTTATTATGGCCCTATGTTACAGGTTGCTCGTATTATCTCTACTCCACAGGCAGGTACTTTGTACTATCCTAAAGTGAATGATACCGGAACAACTGGTTCATGGCATACAGAAGGTGGTGCGGTTACGGTACAAGATATGACATTCACTCGTGAAACATTTGCTGCACACGTTATTAACACATTGGTAAAAGTATCTGTTGAATGGGCAAATGATGAATTTGGTCTATTGAACACAGAATTACCAATTATGTTAGGTGAGCGTTTAGGAAGAGGCTTAAACACTGCATTTACTACCGGTGATGGTTCTGGAAAACCTACAGGTTTTGCTGCGAACACTACGCAGGGTGCTGTATCTGCAAGTCAAACGGCTTTTACTGCATCCAACTTAGTTGACCTTATTCACTCTGTAGACGTGAACTACAGAAATGCTCCATCGGCTGCATTTATGATGAACGACACTATTTTAAGTGCGGTAAGAAAACTAAACTTAGATAATAGTAACACAACCTTATTCCAACCATCGTTGAGAGATGGTATTCCTGATAGATTATTGGGTTATAATTTCTTTATCAATAACGATCTTCCATCCACGCAGGCAACTGCTGCAAAGATTGTTTATTTTGGTGATTGGTCTAAGTACATTATTCGTCAAGTTTCAAACAATGTATTAGTGCCATTGCGTGAACGTTTCATGGATGAAATGGAGTTAGGATTCTTGTTGTACGCAAGATATGACGGTAAACTATTGCAGGCTGCTGCTATTAAGCACTTAGCTAATAAGTTGACCTAATAAATAAAAATGGAGTGGGTAGCAATACTCACTCCTATTTAAAAATTTGAACATGGCTTGGAAAATAACTGCGCAACCTGCAAACGAAATCTTTACACTACAAGAAGTAAAGGACTATCTAAAAGTTGATGACACAACAGAGGATACTCTTATTACTACTTTATTACAAAGTGCAAGGCAGGCAGCGGAACGTTATTTGAATCAGGCTTTAATAACTCAAACAATAACAGAGAAATTAGATTACCTAAAATTAAGTACTATTTATTTAAGTGTATCGCCTGTTATTTCGGTTACCTCTTTTCAATATGCAGACAGTCAAAATACTACACAAACATTTAATGCGAATAATTACATTGTAGATACTTTTGAAAAACCTGCTAGGCTATCTTTAGCCTACGGGAAAACATGGCCCACATTATACGGTAATATAAATGATGTTACCATTACTTATACGGCTGGATATGGTTCTGATGCTTCATCGGTGCCAGGGCAAATAAAGCAAGCTATTTTATTAATGATTACTGATGCGTACGATAATCGACAGGATTATGTAAAGAAATTACCTACGGCATCCGAATATTTATTAGACCAATATCGAGTACAAATTTTGTAATGAAGTATAACAAAAACGAAGTTACTGGCAAAATGAGGGATAGGATAATCCTTCAGAACGTTACGCGAGTAAGGTCGTTAACTGGTTTTGCTTCCGAAAGCTGGGCAGATATTGCAACTATTTGGGCATTTGCAGAAAGCAAGCTCCCCGGTTCAAACGAGACTATTATAGATGGTAAAAACACGGCTAAAAACGTAAGTGATTTTACCATACGTTATATATCTTCAATTAGCGAGGAATCTCGCATAGTTTGGGGAGACAAATTATATCAAGTTAAGAATTTAAAAGTTAGCCACGATAGAAGGTTTATTTCATTTCAAGGCGTATTCTATGATTCTTACATCCTTACAGGCGTAAACGTCGCTGCCTCTGTTAATGGCATTAGCACAACTTCAGCTAATCTTAAACTAATAATGTCTGTCATTGGGCAGGCAAATGCTATCGCTTCATCTTTTGCCGACCTTACAGTTTTCCAACAAGGCACGGTTGACGTTGCGGCTTCGGTTAATGCTTTAGGTACATCTTTGGCAAATCTTACAAAGGTTATTTCTATTAGTGGTGATTTGGATGGAAGTGCTTTTGTAGATGCTAATGCAAGTATTGTTCAAAATATTTCAGCGAGCGTAAATGCAGATGCTAATATATCGGCTGATTTAAAGTTAACTAAAACTTTAGAATCAAGTGTTACGGGTCAGGCAACGGTTACAGGTGCGACGTTAGATGTTGCATCGTCTTTGATATTAGATTTATATCCAAATGCGTCTGCGGCTTATTCTTTGCGCAAGTTAAGAACGGCATACACGGGGAGTGCGATAAGAGTAAGAAGGTCTTCGGATAACACGGAACAAGACATTGGATTTACGGGTAATGATTTAAACACGACGGCGTTGACAACATTTGTCGGCTCGGGTAATGGCTTTGTAACAACGTGGTATGACCAAAGTGGGAATAATATTAATGTTACTCAAACATCTGCTGCCGCACAGCCGCAAATTGTTAATTCTGGAGTTTTGGTCACTCAAAATTCGAAACCAAGTATTTATTTTGATGGAGTAAATGATGTTCTTAATGGCGTTGCTTTAAGTAACTATTTAACCTCATCTACATTTACAAATATATGTGTTTTTAATCCAATTGCATTAACCACTAATTCTGCAACAATAGAAGGAAATGATGTTATTTGGATGGATGGGACAAACGGATATGCGGGTGTAAATTTTAAAAGTACAAATCTTTTATTTGCATCTTTGTGGGACGGAAACAAGAGAGAAGCTTCTGTATCAATTACTGCAAATACGCAAGTATTATCTTTTGCAAAAAGGGCGGGTACAAATATTTCTATAAGTAAAAATAATGGTGTTTTTTCTAATGCAGTTGCTGGAAATATACAAAATATATCAAATAATTTAACAATTGCCAGATCTTCGGTATTTTCAGAACTAATGGCTCAAGAGATTATATTTTATAAAACCGACCAAACAAGTAACTCAAATGGTATTAATACAAACATAAACACACATTATGCAATCTATTAAAGGCTACAAATATACAAATGAGGCTGATGCCTTGCACGCGCAGGACATTTGTCGAATTAACGAAGATTTACCAAAGCCTAATGGAACAACTTTGCAAGCTGTTGACGTGCAGCATGCTGCCTTGAATGTACCTCCCTTTTGGTATATTGTTTTTTGCGACGAAAGTCAAATACTTGGAGAACCAATAACTTTTGAAGTTATACAACCAGAATTTAACATTAAACCCTAACCAAACAAAATAAATTTTTAACGTTAAAAACTATAAATCATGGCAGCTTTTTCAAATTACATGGAGGATGCAATAACAGCATGGATAAATGGAACAACCTTTCCAAGTGCTCCCACAAATACTTATGTTCAGTTGTATAGTCAAGACCCAACCGATGCAGGTTCTGCTACGGGTGCATTGTATACACGTGTAACCTACGCAGCGAGTGGATGGACAAGGGGAACAGGTGGCGCAGGAACATTATCGAACACAAATGCAATAACCATGCAAGCAAGTGCAGGCAGTTCTGCAACGGCTTCACATTTTGCGGTATTTGATGCAGCTACAAGTGGTAATCTTTTATTTTACGGTGCTTTATCAGCATCTAAAACTATTGCCATTGGTGATGAAGTTAAGTTTAATGCTTTGCAGCTTACTTTAACAGTAGCTTAAAAACATTCCTGCCTTGAAATATAGGCAGGATTAAAATAATACAATGGGATATTTATCAGCTAAACAAATTAATCACCTCAAAGACCTGCAAAAATCTAATTATGCAGGTAGGCGAAGTTTTCAAGGCATGAGCCTAAGAATAGTAGGTTTAGCAGATGCTGTGATTGAGTTTGCAGAATTAATGGAGCAATGTACGGTAAAAGAAAGAAGTAGAGTAATTGATTCAGCGACTCCCATTGCTTTAGATGTTTATAGGTCATTAGTTCCAGTAAGTAGCAAACCGCACCGTATTTCAACCAGTCCTTTTAAAAATAAAAAGATGCAAGGGTGGGAAGAAGACGATGGTACACACTATGATGTACAACCGGGTAATCTAAGAAAGTCTATTATTGACTTATCTAAAAACCTTGTATCGTACAAAAGAGCCGTTGGTGCTATTGGACCATTGTATAAAAGAAATACAATGAATAGAGGTATTAATAGCAGCGAAGGAACAAATGGATTTTACGCGCACATGGTATTCGGAAGTACGCGAGCATGGTACAATAAAATAGTAGTGAAGGCAAGAAATTTAAGCCGGGAAAAAGTTATTAAAACCATGCGTGATGAATGTATTTTCATCATGCAGGAAAGACCTAAAAAATTCTGGCAAGTATCATGATAGGAAAATTAATATACAGTAGATTATCCACTGACGGTGAAATATTAGCTTATGTTGGGAGTAAGATTTATCCTGACATTGTGCCACAGAATGTGCAGTATCCATTTGTGGTATATACTATTGTAAATAGC